CGGGCCATATTGAAGGAACAGGTCGCCGGGGTGCTGGCGCTGCTGGTATTCGTCCGTGAACCGCTTGATTGATGGACGACGCTGGTCGATCGCGCGGCTTTCTCCTGAAATCTCGACGCTAAGGGTCGTGCCGGCGTCGGTGATCTTGTATTCGTCGACCCGCCCGCGCCAGAGCAGCTTCGTCGCGATGACGCTGTGCCAGTCGTCGCCAAGCTCGATCGCCCCGACATAGACCTCGAACAAGGCGCCGCGCGTGGCTTGGGCGGCGATGTCCGCCGCATGCTCGCTCGGCACATCGAACAGGCTGACCTTGATCCCCGTCGCAGAGCCGTCCGTCGCCTCGGCTATCGTGTCGATGGCCCCGAGCCGCCCGGCGCCGATCCACGTCTGCAGGTCGCCGTTGCTGTCCTCGAACTCCAGTTCGCCAATGCCGGTGAAGGCATGGACAGGATCGGGCAGATCAATGAAAACAGCGAGGAAAGGCTTGACGACGGACTGCTCGACGGCATCGATCAGTTCGGCGGGAAGGTCGCGGCTCATCCGCGCCGCCTGCCCTGCTGCGCCACGCTGGACATGACGCCGTGCCTGATCGCCGGATATGCCTGCGCGATCTCGATCTGGCTGCCCTCCGAGATGCGGGCCTGGAGCATTTCATCGCGAAGCTCGACGATGATCCGGCCGCCGCCTCCGCCGCCGATATTGTCATTCGCGACGACGTGCCCCGCACCGCCCATGTGGAGCAGTTCAGGTCCCTTCTCGCCGACCAGATATGTCCGCCCGGGCAGGACGGGTCCGCCGGCCGCACGGGCGCCGCCGAATTTGAAGTTGAGTGCGCCCCCGAAGAAATCCGTCTTGCCGCCCGGAATCAAGCCACCAAGCGCATTGACCAGTGGCCCGATGATCGCGCGCTGGATCGCGATGCGCAGTAGGTCGGCAATGATGCTGGCGGCCACCTTCTTGAAGGCGGAGCCCATTTTTTCCGTGCCGGTGATTACGCCCACAAGCGCATCCTGAATCGAGCCCAGGCCCTGAACTGCGACTGATTGCAGGGCTTCGTTCATTTCCGCCGCAGTGCGCGGAATTGCGTTCATGAAGGCTTCGAGTGGGCCTGCCGTCTGGCGCATGACGTTCTGCTGGCCAAGGGCGTAGCGAGAGTTAGATGCGGCTTCCTGCCTATCCAGTTGCGCCCGCTGCGCCGCATTAAGCCCCTGTTGCATGCGCTGCTTCTCGATCGCCAGGATTTCTTCCTGATGCTGGAGAGCAAGAAGGCGCAACTCGATGTCGCGCCGCTCCATCGCGGTCCGGGCAAGCTGACCTCTGGCCTGAAGGACCGATTCCTGATCGTTTAGGTCTCGCTGGGCGATGTCGATGCGCTGCTCGTCCAGGCGTTGCTGCATCATTGCCCGGCGGGAAGCGATCTTGGTATCGGTGAGCTGCTGGCTACGGGCGAGCAAGAGGCCAGCCTCCATATTCGCCGCCACCGCCTGCGCAGTGTCCCTACGTGTACGATCGGCCGCCTCATTGCGAATGCGCTGATCTCGCTGAGCCTGCTCCGCGCGGACCGCAGCAACGTCGCTTGCCGCGGATTCTTCTTCGGTCTGGATCTGTCGGCGGCGAGCATCCAGAATATCGGCGTCGAGTCCCGCAAGCTGCTCCTGAAAATGCTCCTCATCACGTTGGCGGCGTTCGGCCAGTTCTGCGGCGCGGCGGGCGGCCCGTTCCGCTGCGGTCTGTGCTGCTTCCGCCGCCTGTGCGGACCCGGAGGCACCGAACATATGCGTGGGATCGACCGAGCGGCCATTGACGATGCGCTGATAATGCAGGTGAGGTATGCCGCCAGCAGCGTTCCCGCTGTTCCCAATCGCGCCGATGATGTCGCCCGCGCTGACGCGTTGCGAAGCCCCCACGGACCCGAATGCACGACTGAGATGGGCCAGCAAATTGCGCGCGCCGCTGTCAGCCCGGATGTCGACGTAGAGGCCGAGGCCGCCGGGAGCACTGCGTACCGTAGCCAGACCGCCTTCCGGAGCGACAACGGGATCACCCAGATTGCCCCTGAAGTCGAGGCCTTCGTGCTTCCGCCCCGGAATGAGGCGGCCATTAAGCGGGACGCGGCTGCGGTCGGCACCATAAGGGCTGAGCAGGGCGCCGGTAACGGGACGGGTCAGGGTATGTGTGTTTCGCCCTGCGCGCTCAGCCTCTTGGATCTGGGTCATCCGCGCCGCGCTCTCGGCACGCAAGACACGCAATTCTCGCGTGTAATCGATCAACGACTTGCGCCCAGCCTCATATTCACGGCGCAATGCCGCTTCCTCGCGACGCAGGCGCCCCGTTTCCGCCGCGCGGCGATCAAGGGATTCCTCTATCATCTGCCCCGCGATCGGGACCACCGCGCCTCGGACATTGGCCTGCGCACCGCTGATTTGGGCCTCGGCGGCGCGAAGCTGAGCTTCAAGTTCGGCCAGGCGAGCCCTTGACCGCTGCACAATAGCGTTCGCGGAAAGCTGCTGGCGCTCGTCCGCACTCGCTGCCTGTCTTTCAGCCCGAGCCAGAGCCTCGCGTTCGGACCCAATCTGCTGCACAAGGAGATTGCGCGCCTGCTGGAGATTGGTGAGGTTGGCGATAGCCAGGCTCAGGACCCGCTGCTGGTTTTCTTCTAGCGTGCTGTTTTGCTGGCGAAGCGCCTCCGTCTGCTCCCGAATGGCGGCTGTGACACCGGGAAGCGTCTGGGCAAAAGCCGCTTGCGCCTCCCGAGTGATGTCGGCCTTGCGGGCATTCTCCGCGAGGCCGTCGGTCGCCTTTTCGACCTCCGTCCGCGTATCGAAAAGGCGGGCGATCAGCGGGAGAAGCACAACCGCGCTGGCCGTCAGCGCGATCCCCCACGCGCCGCCCATGAAGCGCGCGAAGCCGCTTGCCCCCCCCGACATCATCTGGATTGCCTGGATGACCTGTCCAGATTGCTGCGCAAAAATCGTGGAAACCCGCGTGCCGCTGGCGAGCTGCGTGGCGACGTCGTTGATCTGAAAACCGAGCTGCTGCATGCCGGCCCGATATGAGCCCGCCGCAGCCACGGAACGCTGCTGGGCTCTACCGAAATTCTCGACAGCGCCGCCAGCTCGACGCATCCCTTGTTCAAATTGAGCGGTGTTGGCGGTAAGGTCCACCCTCAGCGCGCCAACCGGGGCTCCTGCCATGAGGGTGATCCTTTCCGATGGTGGGGGGGCGAGCGGGTCGCTAGGCCGCGACCCGGCGGATCGTGATGTCCGCACCCCCGGATTTCAGGGTCTGCAGGACGGCCAGCATTTCCTTCGGGTCCTGGGAAGGCGCTCGCAAATAGTGGTCAATCGACTTGAGCTTCCCTACGGAAGCCGCGCCATTTAGCGCAGCCTGGGTCCAAGCCCGGCCGAGATCGTCGCGCCCCTCTCGCTTCCGACGATCAAAGCACGCCTGAAGGGCATCGCTGAAGCTGACCGCCGTCTGCTCATCGAACTCGACGAGAGGCAGGGTTTCTTCGATCCATATGCGACGCAGGGCTCGCCAGTCCCATCCTACGCCGCCAGAGGAGGGTTTTCCGAAGACCCTTCGGTCAAGTCGCCGAAATAGGCCGCGACGAGATCGCCGAGGACCCGCATCGTCTTGGGATGCCCGGCCTTTTCGATGATGTCGGCAACCTGCTCGTCATCGGCTTCATCGACCAGAAAAGCCCCTACCCACGCGACCAGATCGTCGCAGCCGAGACCGCCCCCGAACTCCAGCATGAGGTGAGGCAGCTTCTTGCCGGATGAGTGCTCGAAAGCGCGCCACGCCCGGAAATTCATCCGGAGCAACTTGTCTCCGAGCGTGGCTTCGCCCTTGGCTGGATCAGCGCGAGCCATTACGCCGCCGCCGCCTCGGTCACCGCGCCGGTGAAGCGGATCGTGAAGGTCGCCGTCATGCGGTCGCCGATCGGCACGCTGCGCTCATAGGATTTCACCAGGCACTCGCCCGTGACCTCCCAGTTCGCCGCGGAATCGGGAACGACGATCTTGTAGGACCGGGCGACGCCATCGGCGACCGCGGCGCGCAGGATCACGTCGCTCGCGCTGTTGGGGTCATAGTTCATCGAGAACTTGCCCTCCCCGTCCTCGATCAGCCCGGCGATATATTCGCGGTGGCGATTGGCGGACTTGAAGTGCGTCGCCTCGACGTCGGCCACCTGCGGGTTGGGCAAGGAAATCTCGGTGATCTCGCCCAGCTCGGTCAGAACATTGGAGGCGTTGTCGAGCCACATTTGCGCGCCCCAGCCAATACGTGCGGTCGTCATTGAATTGCCCTCCTTCAGGCGGTGGAATAGTGGAACATCAGGTCGGCACTCGCCCTGAAGATCGTGCTGTTCGGCTCGTCCTCTGCCGGCAGGTCGCTCTTGCGCTGCACGAAGGCCCGGTCGAACCGGATGCTGTTTGCCGTGTTGGCGGGAACCAGCGCCGTGATCGCGGCGTCGATAATGGCGTTGGCCTTCGCGTGGGAGGCGGACCAGGCATCCAGTTGAACCAGAGCCGGGTTGAGCCCGTCGAAGCCCTTCATGTGCTGCGGGCGTTCCTCGTTGATGGTCTGCAGCGTAAGTGCCTCAAGAGCCGTCGACTGAGGGCGGCTGACCCAAGTGACCTTCGTGCCGACCAGCGTGGTCAGAGGCGTGTCAGCAAGCGCGCGAGCGCGAAGGGCGGCCTGCCAATCCATCAGCCGTTCCTCGCCATCCAAGTTTCGACGGACGCCCATCTCGCAACCTTGCGCGCCGCTCGCTCGGCAGCCCGCTCGACTTCTTCCGAAAGCCCCGAATGGATCAGCCCAAGGACGATGCCCCGATTGCTCTCCCACGCCGACCGCATGAACGGCTGCGCGGGCGTGTCTATCGTGCCGAACTCTTCGAAGCTGGCGTAATTCAGGGCGCCGTTCCCGCCCGCCGGGCCGATGTAGATTTCAGCCTCATATTCCTTTGGCGAGGCTTGCCGCTGACGGCGGGTCAGCTTGTCCGAAACCGAAATGCTGAACGCGAGGCGGCCTGTCCGATGCGGGGCCGCCTGCGCGGCGTCATTCGCGACCGGTTCCCCCGCCTTCGTCAGCACCCGCTTCAGGACGTTTCGCCTTGTCGCCTGTCCGAGATCCCCCAGATTGGCGACGGTCTGATCCAGCCCCTCCAGCTTCGACGTCAGCATCAACGGCCTCCACCAGTCCAGCGTCGATCAGGGACCGGCCGTCCGCGGGATCGACCGTGTAGATGTCGCCCTTCGCCTTCTCATAGGTCGGCGGGTAGCGATTGCCGTGAGGCCG